ATATGCCTCACTGTGGAGATAGATAACGCATGGCTGAACAAGTTGACGGCGGTGCCCTACTCATCTCCAGGTTTCGGGCGGCGAACGCTCGGGCCTCCCACCTGGAATTCATACGTCGATGCTGGATGAAGCCTCAAGAACCATTGGTAGAGGGGTTCCATACCCGAAGGATATGCGAAGCCATTGACCGGGCGTTCGAACGGCTGCGGCAGGGACGCTCAACATACTTGATGATATCGGTTCATCAGAGGGCAGGTAAGTCTGATATAATTAGTCGGTACGCTGGCGCCCACTTCATCGGGGAGTTCCCTGGTAAGGAAGTGCTGCTGGCGTCGTACTCGGCTGATGTTGTCGAAGAGTTCTCGGTGTTTAGCCGTAACGTGGTCAAGTCGCCCTACTACGGACGCCTGTACCCGAACGTGCAGGTATCGGATGAGACGAATAAAAAGACAGAGTGGGCGATAGTCGATAAGAAAGGGAAGCCGACAGGAGGAGCGTTCAGGGCATCTGGCCTGTTGTCGGGGTTGAACTCGAAAGGGTATAGCCTGGGCGTGTTGGACGACTATTGCGCGTCAAGAGCGTCGGCTGAGAGCGCGGCGTACAGGAACACCACATGGGGCGCGTTCACGAATGACTTTATGACAAGACGGGCGCCAGTCAGCATAACGATCATCCTGGCGACACAGTGGCATATCGACGATATAAACGGAAGGGTCAAGGCACAAATGGCGAAAGACCCGGCGTTCCCTCAGTTTGAAGTGCTGTCGTTCCCCGCTCGGGCGAGAGATTGGAAGGAACAACACCCGGATGACGAACAGTATCCAACTGAGTATTTGTTTGAAGATCGGATGGGAAGAGAGTGGTACGAGAGTCAGTACGCGACACTTGGGACATACTCGGCAGCCGCGCTCATGGACTGTAATCCACAACCGCGGACGGGTGGACGACTGAGCATAGATGGAATAGAGTATTTGGATGAGTTCGAGGAAGAGATAGATAAGCCCTGGGCAAGAGTATGGGATCTTGCACATACCGCGAAGCAGCGCGGGGGCGATGACCCGGACTGGACATCGGGCACACGGATGTATTTCGAGCGGCGCGAGGGCGACCCAGTGCCGCATATATGGATAGCAGATGTGGTACGACTGAGAGAAGGGGCATTGAAGCGCGATGAGAAGATACGCGAGACTGCGATAGCCGATGGGGTGTATGTCCGGCAGGCAGTCGGATCATCAATGGACGCGAAGGACGCGTACACGTATTTAGTAGCTGCGCTACCGGAGATATCATGGACACCACTGCAAGAGATAGGCGACAAGGCGACAAGGGCGACACCCCTCGAACCGATATTTGGGGCGGCAACCCCACACGTACATGTCAAAAACGGACCATGGGTGGACGCATGGGTCGATGAAGTCTTGCGGTTCGACGGCATGGGCAAGCAGCATGACGACCAGGTAGATAATTTGAGCGCAGGGTATATATTATTCATAGGACCAGGATACGTCGCAGATGCACGGGCGGGAGCGGCGCTGGCGGCACGCAGGGCACGATGTTGATAGATGGCGCACCGCGCCGGGAGATGTGACATGAGGACATGGAACAGGAGCTACACATGATGGTGGCGACACGATGATGACGATAGACTTCCATGGTGCGGGAGGTCGCGGGTTCTCTTGGCAGTGGGGCAAGGAACGAGATACGCCGACGAGGACAGGGGTCCGCCGACCGGCCCCGGTAGATCAGACGGGCGGACTGACAGCAAACGAAGAAATGCTCAAGGGCGCGTATCATGGAACATGGCAAGGGCTACAGTTCGCAAGCCCCTTGATGTTCACTCCGGTCAACGTCCCTGTCAACATGATGGGCCTGCCGACGCCGGTGAGTGATAACGCGCGGACACAGCGTGTGCTGGACGAGATAACGCAGATGATGTCCGGTAAGATGTCGAAGCTGCACCGGGGATACCTGCTGTCGGGGACGACATGGCGGTTCCCCCGGTATGACGCGAAGCTGGACACGCTGGTATGGGAGACGATATCAGATAGTTCGGTGTCGGATATCCTGATGGATGTCCTGACCGACAAGGCCCAGGCCATGCTCACGGATGAGGGTATCACTCTTTCGGTGGGGGAGAACCAGATGATCAACGTGCGCCGCAAGCGACGGTATGAACCTGGGCGCGTCGTTGCAACGTGGGAAGGACAACTGCCTGTCGGCGTATCTAATTACACGGCGAAGAACATGGCCGGGGTGCTGCCTATCGGCTTCGCGCATGATACGGATGATAATGAACTGCGCGGGTACTCGGTGTTCTCACGGATCATCCGGGATCTGAAAGACTACCATGATATCGACTACCGGATAAGCGAAACCCTGACCAAGTTCAGGCCGAAACAAGTGCAAACGGTGACAGACCTGGGTAAATGGTGTACGAATAACCTGGGGACGAGCGACCCAACCGGCCTGGAGTCGTATGATGTCGCCAGTAACGACCTGATATTGAACGTAAAAGATGAAGAGACGGGCTTCGAGTTCCTTGCCGAAGGTGCTACGAAGTCGGGCGAGACGGCGCTTCAGCGTAAGTATTGGAAAATATTCGAGGGAAGTGGTCTGCCTGAAATGTTCTGGGGAGGCTTGGCAACCGGAAACCACGCGACCGCCGAAACACAGATGCAGGAAGCGGTCAGCTACGTGGAGAACCTGAGACGGGAAATAACGCCGGCGTACTATGACTTGTATGCGGCATCGTTGCGGGTGCTGTCGATCGCCCGGATGGAGTCCTATAAACCATTCAAGATGAAATGGAACGAACTTGAATCGACAAGCGTGGATGTCAAGTCACAGATATTCCAGAGGTTCAGCGTAGGCGTCGCGCAACTCATAAATTCGGGCGGCATGACGGAACAGATGTTGTATAACTTGTGGGAGATGAACTTCCCGGAAGCCCAGCCGGGTACAATAGAAGAGTTCATAAAAGGCCGCAAGGATATCAAGCCCGTCCAGAAGGTAGTCAAGGTTCCGGGGGTAGGTGCGGGTGCTGACGGAGCGGCGAGTGTTCCAGCAGACCCGTCTCGGGAATCGGGGGCTGGCGTGCAGGTCAAGACTCCGATACCCGGAGCCAAGGCCGCAGACCCCGCTAAAAAGTGATATTGATGCTTGACAAGTATGGGTATATTCTCTCCTATGAACAAAGGAGGGGATGATATGAAAAAAGGAAGTAAGAAACCACGTGCAGTCGCACTCGTACTGCGTGATGACTATATTGACTGGTCGATGCTACCGCTCATGTTCGTAGCGGTTGCCATTGATGCGGTAGATACCGGGCATTGGAGGGCTGGGGTTCCGATAGCATACAGCGAAGAACCCACATTCCAGGGTGGACGGTGGGTAAGGCCGTGCAGTGATGATATGACCGAGCCTAGATATGTACCGGACAAGTCCATAATCGGGCCGTTACCCGAAGCGTCGTTGTCGTTGAGAAGGAGGCCAGTATGAACGAGTGTGAATACACCCAAGAAGAACTTGAAGAAGCGGTAAAATGGCTCAAAAACGCCGTGGATACGGGACCTGCTCGACTTATAACAATGTTGAGAGCTACTAACAAGCGATCTGTAACAGGAAAAGTAGAGCCTGAAAAAATAGACTCTATTTTATTTATTGACGGACTGAAAAAAATCGCCATTGTGCTTGCTCATCTTGACGCTTGCGACAAGTTCATCGAGAAAATTGGATGGAGCTTGCCGAAATGAACCCCCTGACTCCCCGGCAGAACCAAGTATATTTATACATAAAGACATACATATATGTGCATGGGTATGCTCCGTCGCTTGGTGATATCGGGGGTGAGTTCAAGATGTCTCGCAAGTCAGCGTTTGACCTTGCTGCTATACTTAAAAGAAAGGAATATATTGAAACTACGCCAGGTGTGGCAAGAAGTATAATTCTAAAGGGGTAAAATATGTTGACAATGGAATCGAAAATAACGGTATTCTCGACAACCGACCCTGCCGAACTCGGCTATGGAACTTCGACAGGTAAATGGAAAAAAGTAAATGGCGAAGTCATGTCCATGAAAGAAGCCTTGGGTTCTTTTGCCAGGTTGTCAAAGGAACTCGGCAAGGATGTACGTTTCGCAATATCCTACCAGCATGACGGCAAGGAAATCGACGTAGCGGACATAGCTGAGGTTGTCGCCAGCGATCATAAATCGAAGAAATAAAGCTGGCCGTATGGCTGGTTTATATCATATTGTGAGCCTTGGTTTCAACAGTGGCCGCGTCCAAGCATTCGGCGTATTGGCCGATGCAGTACCCGGAAACGACTATTGCAATGGTAAAATCGTTCCAGTCCCGAGTGACAATACGGCTTGTTTGTGTGACTGTCTGCACGTCGATGACCTTGCCGCGATTCTTGCACAGCATGGTTTCGAAAAAAGG